CAGATGTTATGGAAGATCCAGAGACTGGTAAGAGTATGAAAGTAGATTCCGTGGTTGCAAACGCAATGACAAAAGATTATTCTGCATTAATGAAAGCAGTGGATAAGAAAAAAGGTAGATAATAAATGGCATATGAAATTACATCATTAGTAGACTCAACAAATGATCCTGATGTAGTGTTAGGAGTTGATTTGTCATTTTCATCTGAAGATGTATTTAAACCACTGTTTTCAACGTCTGAACAAGCTACTAGTAATTTAAAAAATTTATTATTAACTAGACTTGGAGAACGATTTGGCCAAGTGACATATGGAACTAATTTATTAAACATGGTATTTCAACCAAATGTAAATGAACTAAAAATTGAGATAGAAGAAGAAATAACACGAGCTATTAATTTTTGGTTACCATATATTAGTATAAATCGTTTAGACATTATTACAGCAGAAGAAGATCCTACATTAGAGCATAATACTCAAATAACATTACAATATAACGTTTTAGAATTTGATACTAAAACAATAACAATATTTGCAAATGAAACAGGACAATTAATAATTGAGTAATTATGGAAAATAAAAAAGACATATCGTATATAGGTAAAGACTTTGGGCAATTCAGAAGAAATTTAATTAATTTTACAAAACAATATTTTCCAAATTCATATACTGATTTTAATGAATCATCACCAGGAATGATATTCATTGAACTAGCTTCATATGTTGGCGATGTATTAAGTTATTATGCGGATACTAATTTAAAAGAGTCTTTATTAGAACAAGCTAGCGAGAAAAGAAATATTTTTGATTTAGCTCATTCATTGGGATATATGCCTAAAGGATCAGTTCCTGCTCACACTACATTAGATATATTTCAATTAGTTCCCGCAGTTGGAACTGGAACAAATGTTGCTCCAGATTATACATATGCATTAACAATAAAACAAGGAATGCAAGTTAAACAAGAAAACGGAAGTGCAGTTTTTAGAACTTCCGATTCTGTTGATTTTAGATTTTCTTCTTCTTTTTCGCCAACTGAGATAACTATATTTGAATCTGATGAAACTACTAATTTACCAATATATTATCTTTTAAAAAAACAAGTAAAAGCTGTTTCTGGAGAAGTAAGAACTGCCAAATTTGATTTTAATGAACCTATTGCATACGATAAAGTTTTATTACAGGATAATAATATTATTGATATTATATCAGTAAATGAAACTGATGGAGATGCGTGGTCGGAAGTTCCATATTTAGCACAAGATACTCTTTTTGAAGACGTTCCAAATTTAGCAGAAAATGATCCAGAATTATCTGTATATAGATCTTCTTCTCCTAGTTTATTAAAATTAAAGAAAACATCAAAACGATTTATTACTAAAAGACGAAGTGACGGAAAATTAGAATTACAATTTGGATCTGGTGTTTCAGATAATAATGATGAAGAAGTATTACCAAATCCTGATAATGTAGGAAATGGATTATCAGGAGTTCGAAGAGATATAGATGTTGATATTGATCCTTCAAACTTTTTATATACTAGAGCATATGGACAAGCTCCGTCTGATACAACATTAACTATTAAATATACTGTAGGTAATGGTGTTGAAGATAATGTTTCAAGTGGAGTATTAACTGAAGTTGATTTTGTAGAATTTGATGATGATGTAAATGCAGTTAATAGTTTAGGTTTAATAAATTTTGTAAAAAGTTCAGTAGCAGTAAATAATCCAACTCCAGCAGTTGGTGCTAAAAGTAAAGATACATTAGAAGATATAAAAAATAATACATTAGCTAATTTTGCTACACAAAATAGATTAGTTACGCGCGAAGACTATATTATACGAGCATATTCAATGCCAGCAAAATTTGGAAATATAGCTAAAGCATATATTGTTCCGGATGATCAAATAACACAACAAGATTTAATAGAATCTAGAATTCCAAATCCGTTAGCAATGAATATGTATGTATTAGGATATAATTCATTGAAACAACTTACTGATCTTAATAATGCAGTTAAAGAAAATTTAAAAGAATATTTAAGTTATTATCGAATGTTAACAGATGCTATAAATATAAAAAATGCATTTATAATTAATATCGGAGTTGATTTTGAGATTTCAGTTTTAACAAATTATAATAGCAATGAAGTATTATTAAGTAGTGTAAATGAATTAAAAAAATATTTTAATACTGATAGATGGCAAATTAATCAGCCTATTATAAAATCAGATATAACTAATTTATTAGGAAATATAAAGGGTGTTCAGAACGTAATAGGTGTACAATTTAATAATTTATTTAATTCTGAATCAGGATATTCTGGAAATGTATATGATTTAGTTACTGCTACAAAAAACGGAGTAATTTATCCTTCATTGGATCCTAGTATTTTTGAAGTTAAATTTCCTAATAATGACATAAGAGGTCGTGTAGTATCTTATTAACTACATATTTATAGAAAAAAAGGATTAACATGGGCGTTTTATCTACAAATCGTGCTCAAATAACATCAGGAGGATTAATATCAGCAAGTTTTATTTCTGATATATATGATGTATTAACAGGCGTTAAATCAGATACTTCTGTATTTTCAGGATCTTTGAGTGTAAGTGGATCATTAAATATAAGTAATGGAATAACTGGTACGCTAACCGGTACTGCAAGTTTAGCTAGTACATCATCATATATTGCAGCTGCTAATATAGATGGTACAGTTGCTAATGCAACTAGTGCTAGTAGTGCAATAAATGCAGTAACTGCGTCTTTTGTAGCTAGTACATTACAATTTGGTACATCAACTACATTAGGTACTGTAATAAACGGAGCATTAGCAGTATCGTCATCTGGAGATTTATATTTTGGAAGTGCCAGTGCATGGTATAAAGTAACATTAGGATAATAAGGAATAATATGTTTAGAATATTTTATGCTGAAAAAGATGCTACTTTATACGAACATAAAGATACTACAAATACTGGATTAGACGAAATTTTAGAAATAGGAAAGCGTTTAGATAATGACGGAACTACTTTAAAAAAATCAAGATCTATTGTAAAATTTGATATGTTAGAAATAAAATCAGCATTATCAAAATATTCTATAGATATATCTACATGTAAATTTATATTGCAATTATTTACATGTGAAGCAAAAAATTTACCAGCAGATTATACAATTGATGCTAATATTAGTGCACAGCCATTTACTAACGGTACCGGATTTTTATCTTCTGATCCTATAGTTAAAAATGGTGTTGCTTGGGCAAAACCAGCTGCCAGCTGGTCTTTAGACTTGCAACAAGGAACAAATTGGATATCAGGAAGTCAAAATATACGTGTAAATAACTCTTCATTATATGTTACAGGATCTGGAACAGGTGGTAGTTGGTTATATCAAAGTGGAAGTGCAACTTTAAATTTATCTAATTTTAATCAATCATTTTTGTATCAGCCCGGATTAGATGAGAATGAATCATTTTCACATAGAGTATCAGATATTTTTATGGATGTTAGTGAAGCTGTAACGTTATGGATAAGTGGTAGTGGAGGAAAAACTATAGACAATAATGGATTCCTATTAAAATTTTCAGACACTAATGAAGCCTCATCTGCAGAAGGAACTATTTCATTTTTTAGTAGAAATACTCATACTATATACGTTCCAAAATTAATCATGTTATTTGATAATTCAGAATATAATAGTAATTTAGATCAAATTGATTTAGATTCATATTGTATATACAGTAAAACAAAACCAACATATAAAGATACTGAAGTTACGAAAGTTAGAATATATGCTCGAGATAAATACCCTAGTAAATCTGCAACTAATTTATTTCCAATACAAACTATAAAACGTTTACCGGAGAATACATATTTTGCAATTAAAGACTCCGCTACAGATGAATACATAATTCCGTATGATGATATTTATAATAAAGTAAGTTGTGATTCTACTAGCAATTTTATACATATTGATATGAATAGTTTTATGCCGGAACGTTATTATCAATTAGAATTTAAAATTAAAGATGGAATTACTGAACAATATACAGATGACCAGATTTATTTTAAAGTAGTTAGATAATGGCACAAGAAGAACAATCATTTAGAGATATAGTTAATGAACAACAAATTCAAGAATATGAAAATGCTGGATTAACATATAAAACTGATAATAATAATGTTAATCTTCGAGATCTGGGTGGAAATATTGTAGTTATTGATGAATCTGAATCACAAACTGTTTTAGTAATAGAGCCTGTAGTTAAAAATATTACAATGGATTCGTTTTTACGTGTAGTAAATACTCAATTTAATTATTTTAACTTTCCTGCGTCGACAAATATATTAAATGCTGATTTGGATATTGATGTAGATTTAAATATAGAACAAGAAACAGAAGATCCTATATATGCAAGATATAAACCTATAGATCAACAACAAATTCCAGCTGGTGGCAATATAAATTTTGCTAATGAACTTGAAATGAGTGAAATAGAAGAAGGAGCTTTACAAAAAAGGCCAAATCGTTATTATATAACTAAAGAAATTAAAGATTCTGGAGTAGATTTAAGATTTAGAGTTAAAATTAATTTTAGATATGATAGTCCAGATGTTGATTTTAATACAACGTATTTTTATATTACTAGATTTAGTCCTGATGCAAAATTTACTGATGTAACATATAAAGAATTTTTTAATTTTGAAAATCCATTAGCCGGCGGAGGTCGTATTGATCAATATAATGTACAAGAAGCAACTAAAGAAGTAGTTATTGAAAATTCAGAATTTGATGTTGGTGATAGTTTTGCACTATTTGGTTTAGCTGGAACAGGAAATTCTGCTAAATATAGTACAATTAATGCAGATCAAACATATTGGTCTATAACCGATGCATCTAAAAATGTTGATGAATGGAATAGAGAAATTGCATCACCAATTTCACAACAAACAGCTGTTGTACAAAATGTAACTACACAAAATACAATTAGATAATGAGTTTGCAACAATATAAAAATATCGACACATTTTTAAATTCCGATAAATCGTTATCTACAAATCGTATACAACACAAACAATCTGAATTATTTGCATTAGATGCAGTAAATTCAATTTATTATAATGATGATATTTTAAATAGAACTGATTCATCACGCGTTGAAGTTCATTTATATTCTAATCAAACGTGGACTACTGGTAATCATAATATTAATTTATTAGCTGAATCTAGAGAATATACTGATAAGGATACTAATAAACCTATACAGTTTCCAGGAGGACAAATTTTAATAGATTTGTCGAAAGAACTAAATGATTTAAAAATTAATGCTGGAAATTTTAATATAGCAGTTAACTTTTTTAGAAATTTAATTGGTAGTTATGAAAGACAACATTTACGTGTTGAAGAAATATCTCCTGATCGTACTGAAATTAAATTACGGGCTATAGATGCTACAGATCCTGAGTTTTTACAACAAATATCTGAATATATACAGCGTGGATTACAAACATCTCAAACACATTATAAATCATATTTACTAAATTTTAGCAGAAATAAATGTGCGTTATTTATTAATAGTGTCGTAATAGGCGAGTATCTTTATGTTAAATTATATGAACCTTTAGATGACTCTATAGAAACCGATTTTAAATCTTGGGTTGTAGAAGAACAAAAACCAGCCGTATTAGACAGAATTTCTATACAGCCTATAGAAACAGCTATTGAATTTAATAAATTATCTGGTCCTAATTGGCAAGCAAATTATTCATATAATACATCAACCGAATCAGGATTAAAAAATTGGTCAGATTTATTAGGATCGTCAACACAAACATCACAAGAAATTGTAGATAAATATTTTTCTGGAAGTTTAGCTGGAGTTGATTTAAATATTAATTATCAAGATTTTAATAACTTTATTTTTTATAGTTCAGCCACGGAAAGATTAGAAAATTTTAAATATAAATTAAATTTATTAGAACATTATACATCACAAAATGTAGCGGTTTCTGCTATTTCTGGAAGTGTTGCAACAACTAATGCAAATGATTTTTTATCATTAAGAACTAATTTAATTAGTGGTTTTGACAATTTTGAAAAATTTTTATATTATGAATCTTCTTCAAAATTAACTACACATGAAATAGCGTTAGAAAATCCTATTGTAGCTGAACAAACAGGAAGTTATATATCTCCAGTACCAAAAACAAATTCTACTTATCCATATACATTAGTTGATGTTAATAGTACAGAGTTTAACACTTGGTATTCAAATTTATATAGTGCAGCAGAAACATATGATTCATTTAATATAAATGCATTACAATATGCCGTACCAGAACATATAAAATTAAATCAAGGAAATGCTCCACTAACAACATTTGTTAATATGCTTGGTCATCATTTTGATATACTTTACACGTATATTAATCATATGACTAGAATACATAATCGAGAAGAAAATCCTAAATTAGGAATGCCTAATGAATTATTATATTCAGTTGCCAAACAATTTGGATGGAATTTAACAGATGGTAGGCAAGATCAAGATTTATGGCAATATTTCTTTGGAACAAATGAATCAGGTATTCCAGTTACCGGTTCTAATAGTATAGGCGATCCAGCAGTTTCTGGTAAAAATATGACATATACAATATGGCGTCGTATAGTTAATAATTTACCATTATTATTAAAGTCTAAAGGAACTAAGCGTAGTATACAAGCATTATTATCTTGTTATGGTATTCCGCAATCAATGATTACTATTAAAGAATATGGCGGACCAAGATTAGATAGAGCTCCCTCATATGAAAAATTAAACTTTGATTACTCGTTAGATTTAATTAATAATACATCTGGTACCGTTATTACAGATTATTCTCAATCTATAAATTCTATAGAATTGCGATTTCGTACGGATAATGTAATTACAAATCCTAGTATATCTAGCACAATGAATTTATTTTCTGTAGGTAATAATAATGTAACAATCGATTTTACTCGAGGAACATTAGGTACTGTACAAATAAATGGAACTAGTTCTGCAGATATTGAATTATTTGATGGAAATTTTTTAACTACAGTATTACGTAGTAATGGCACAAATTTAGATTTAGTTGCAAAAAAATCTAAGTATGGTAAAATAGTTGCAACTGTATCTGCGTCTGCAGTAGCTTCGTTTCCAGTTTCTGGATCTATAACATTAGGAGGAACTAGTGGCGGAGATAGATTACAAGGACAATTACAAGAATTAAGAATTTGGTCTAGTAGTTTAGGAAATTCTGCATTAAATAATCATACAAAAGCTCCTGCTGCATATGATGGTAATAATGATGCATATGATGAATTAATTTATAGATTGCCGCTAACACAAAAAATTGATCATTCAACTACTAGTAGTTTGAGTGGCGTTCAACCAAAAGATTCAACTATATCTTCTTCATTTACATCATGGACAAATAATACTCCATATGATTCTATAGAAGAAACATATTATTTTGATGGAATATCTTTAGCAGCTGGTACATTTGATGATAATAAAATACGATTAGAAAATAATAAACTAGTAGGAAATTTAGATTTAAAAACAAGAGCAGAACAAAGTCAGTTTGATAAAGCTCCATTAGATAGTAAAAAATTAGGAGTATATTTTTCACCACAAACTATGGTGAATGAAGATATAATAGCTCAATTAGGATTTACTGAATTAGATCAATTTATAGGCGATCCAGGAAATACTGAAGATAAATCATATCCTAATTTAGTTAGAACTGCAAATAACTATTGGAAAAAATATAAAAATAAAAATGATATCAATGCATTTATTAAAATATTTACATTGTTTGATTTATCATTTTTTAAACAATTAGAACAATTACTACCAGCACGAGCAGATGCAATGACAGGTATTGTAATACAGCCTAATATATTAGAACGTAATAA